TTCCGTGTACAAAACAGAAACGCCCGACTCGCCAATAGGCGCAGCCGAGCGTGAGAAGACAATATGTGGCAGCGCCCGACGGCGCAGCTCTGCAAGAACGTGTTGGGCTACTTGCCCAGTACCTACGACCCCAATCATTTCGACCCTTTCGTTACGGATTTGTTGTGATTACTTTACCACACTCTTGGGCTGGTAGCGTTTTCCACGCCATACCAGTTCCGTCCCTGTCCATGATGCGAAGTCAGGCTGCCACTGGCCAGCCTCTTCACCCCACAGTTCGATGACCGCAAAGCCAGCAGCCCAGCGGCTGACCTGGTGCTGGGCAAGGTAGCCCAGCTCCGTCCGTCGGCACATCATCCCCGTGGAGATGGCGGCGGTGCGGCGCTGCTCAATGCCAGCGAACCCGCCGACCGTCTTGAACGCTACGCCCTGCGAGTGGTCGTGACCACCGACGACGGAGACACCAGCGGCGTCCACAATCGGCAGGATGCTTGCGCCACCGCCTGTGCTACGGGAGTATGTCCCGTGCGTGGAGATGAGGTCTGGGGCAATCTGGTAGTACGAGCGGAAGTGCTCTGGCCCAGCATACGCCAAGCCTTCGGAAAGGCACGGCGTAATGTCCAGCGTGTCTAGCCGAAGCAGGTTTGCGAGCGAGAGAATCTCTCGACCTTCGGAGTCGGTCATGCCCACCAACTCAGGCGCACGCTTTGCCAACCACTTGGAGAGGCGAGCTTCGTGGTTGCCGTACAAGAAAAAGATCTGCGCCTCTGGCCCAGCCGATGCGCGGATCTCAGCAAGTCGTCGGTGTGTGTGGTTGAGTTCTTCCTGCACGGGCATCCCTAGCCGTGGGTCTCGGTCATACGCCGACACCGCCGTGAGGTCTAGGATGTCACCCGTCAGCACGATGCGATCTGGTCGCTCTGCTGCCAAGAAGGTGAGGAAGGATGCGTAGACCTCTGGGTCTTCGAAGGGGAACTGGAAGTCCCCCGCTGCAACAACCAGTTCGTTCGTGGTTTCCTCACGAGAGCCAATCCTTGGGATGTAGTCTAGTTGCACTGGCTCTACTGGTGTGATAAGATCCTCGACCTTGGGGGGGTAAGGGGGGGTATCTCTCTTAACCAGACCCCCTCTAAAAGACCGATCCCCCTCTAAAGAAGACCAGTCCCCCTCTGGGGAGGGGGTGTGGGGGAGGGGGTTTTCCAAAAGGAATCTCTGGTATCGTTTCTGTGCCTGATCTTTGGTCAGACCCAGCTTAGTTCCAATAATCGAGAACGAAAGGCCCATCTGCCGAAGCTCGTGGATGTCCTGTTCTAGACTCATGTATACTCCCAGCCTACGGTAATAGGCTTACGATCAGGGTTGCCACCACGCCCACAGCGGACACGGCGATCCCTAGTTTCCATTGTACACCAATGGTGCGGTCATTGTTGTTTTCCACAATAGCGGAAGCCTTAGCCTGATCTACCTCAACGATTCTGAGGCGCTCCTCAATGGTGTCCAGCTTGGCAGAGAGGTCCTTGCGGACATCCTCAATGGCGTTGAGGAGCGTGGTGAACTGGCTCCCTGTCATGAGGCGGTGGTAGCAGGGGGTGCGGTATATGCAGCAGCAAAGGCACTACCTTGCACCAGGTCTAGTTCAATGCGCTCGTGTCCATCGGACTCACCGAACCAGCGGACGCCAGAGATGACGAACGGCTCGTCCACAACGGCTAGTCCTTGGTTGATGGTTACGCGGACAGAATCGCCCACATCCCAACCATTCCAGAGGTCCACGCCATCCAGCACGGCACGGATTCCAACCTGCTTGCTATTGGCAACCTTGTACGTGTTGAGCAAACGGTTGGCTTCGTTCTGGGCAGCGGCGGCGTTGAGGAGATTATCTTTGGGCGCCAGTAGGGTGAGCCGACCGTTGACGCTAATGCTTGACTGGTCAACTGCCGTAGCCCCGATGAGGCTGACTCCCCCAACATTCTGCCCGCTAGATCCAGCGAGATACCCTGTTGTCGGGATGACCTTGATGTCATTGCGGACACGAGAGTACCCTGGGGTAAACGAGAACGATCGGATGTTCTCTGGGTATCTCAAAGCCAGCGCCGTGGACGCGGCACTAGATACCGACAAGTTGAGCTGGAAGTCGCCGTCGTATGTTGCTCCGCCCGTGGGCTTCTTGATCCCAAAGACGACCTTGCTACCGTCTGTCTTTGCGCCCATCTCAAGGTCGCAGATGCTGGCAATATGATCAAGAACTGGCTCGCCAGCAGTCAGCACCGTATGTGTCGTTGCGGTTGATCCAGAGTTGATTACCGTCAATCCAGAGTATCTTAGTCGAGAGTAGTCTGAGTCCGTCGCAGTTACTGCCTGATTGAAGATTCGCCCAACCATGGTATTTGCGTTTTCGTTGGCTTGGCCAAGAGTGAATTGATACGGAAGATTGTATCTTGGGCTAGAGGTATCAGTGGAACTCATGATTGTGCCGTTCTCGCTGCGGTACCAAATGCCGTTACCAGTAGAGCGATAGATGGCCGCATAGATCTGAAACCCGTAACTGACCCCAATCCGAAGTGGTGCTGCATTGTTGTATTCAAATAGCGATGGATCACTGCTTGCGGCGAGATACGCACTACCGTCAAAGTACGCCTTCCCATCTGGCGTTAGACCAGCGGGATCTGGTAGCGCGGTAATTGCGTCTTCTAGCTCCTGGGGGAAGAGCCTGAAATTCTGGGATCCAAGGCTCGTACCGTCAGGCAACGTTGTGCCAGTAGCAAATGCGTAATCCAGCGTGAAGTCGCCAATCATTCCAGCCTTTACAAGCGGAGGATTGCCTTGGTCTTCGTCCGTTGGCGGAGAGGCGTATACGCGCCACTGAAGAGATGTCTTGTCATATGCCGTCGATGCAGCTCCGCCATTCCAAACTGCCGACCAACTTAGTTGTAGTTCTGGTGTCGTCCAATACGTTCGGTATTCGTCTGGTGTCCCTCTCCACATTACATTTTCAAAGAGTCCTGGGGTTGGGGAGAAGTCATCGTAGCCAGTGTTTCCGTACTGGGCAGCAATTGCAGTGGCCTCTGCGAAATCAATCTGACGAACAACTCCAGCGTAGGCGCTAATCGTCGGTCCAGTTACGGAGAACGCCGTGGTATTGATGTAGCGCAGTGCCCCAGTTGAGGTTGCCACCGCAATATCAAAGACAGTATTCAGCGCCGCAACGCCAGTGCCAAGCCTTCCAGAGAGCGGCCTGGCATTGTCGGTAGTGATTCCAGAGAGCGGCGTATACAACTGGTTGAGCACAGATTTGTAGTCAATGCCCTGGAAGGTGGTCTCGTACTCCGTCACCGAGTAGTCGTTAAGGATTCCAGCACCGACGAACTCCCAGCGTGATCGGGCATCAGACCATCGGCAGATCTCGTAGTGTCGAGCAAGGGGAACAAACTCCGCAATCTGCGGGTGATTGTTTTCTAGCGTCCAGAACGCAGAGCCAACATCGTTGGCGTGCTCCTCTACACCGATAGCCGTGGCGTCAAAGACAACAGCCTTCTGATCCCCACGCCAGCCACCAGTCGTTCCAGCCGTAGTATCAATCGCAAAAAGGGTGATGCGGAACTTCTTCTGATCGCTCACAGCCACGCCTCATTGAAGCTGAATGTCCCAGTAACGGAGGCCATAGCAGACACCGTAATCACCGTTGCCCCAGCAAGGAGATACGGCATACTGGTTGTGCTAGTAGTGACCAGATCCATTCGCAGGGTGGTGCCAACCTTTACCGTCCGAGCGTCGGAATCAATCGTAACGGTCGAGGATGCTGGCAGCGTGAAGACGCTGGTCCATGTGCTGCTACTGATCGTTGCCGTCCGTGCCGCCGTCGCAGCGTTCACAAAGACAAAGGTTGGATACGCCACATAGTTTCCATTGTTTGTCAGCGTCGTGGTTGTTGCCGAAGATGAAGAAACGTTAATCGTTCCTGTCGTTGCCGTCTGCCTAATCTTGCGTGGATCTTTGGCCATCAGGGAGATTGCAGCCTTGGTGGAGATACCACGGTCCGTCGTCCGTGGGGTCACTAGGTCATTGTTTAGGTTGTATGTTGGGATGCTGGTTGGTCGAACCTTCATCCGCATATCAATGAACCCGCTCGTGTAGGAGGCGGTGCTCACTGTTGCCTGGTCGAAGTCCAACGCACGAAACCCATCATCGCTTGTGGCGAATGACGGGTATGGTTGCAGCGACGAGTTAAGAGCATTGAGCTTGTCAAAGAAGTCGGCAGACGACGAGCCGTACACCTGCACGATCATCTGCACCTGCCGCGTTCCGAGCAGGGCAATGTTGGCCTCAGCGCCGTCGCGCTGGGCTAGGGAATCTAGGAAGCCGCTCACGCCAGCGTTGGCGTAGGCGACGCTCTCAACCACATAGCCACTGAAGGGCGTGCCGACCGTGGGCGCGGTCGTGATGCTGTTGAGATTGAGATACGCTGAGGTCGCCGACCCAGTGGCGATCTTGATTTCCCTGTTGAAATCCACGATCAGCCCCCCTTACGGAATCGTCGAATTCGGTTCTTCTCCTGGCGCCATCGCTGCTGGGCAGCAAGGGCAAGGTTGTTCATACCAAGGGCAGAGATGTCTGACGATCCAGACGATACCTGCCACTGCTGGTACTGCGCTCGGTCAAAGGTAAGCATTGTGAGCGCCTCTGCCTCAACGAAGACCTTGACCGCGTTCTGTGCGGTTGTGTCTAGGTTTGTGATGGAGCTGGTCTGCGCGGTGTTGATCTGCGTCCAAGGGCCATAGCCAACGACGTTGAGCGTACCCGTCCCCACCGCTAGGGTGTAGCGGGTTGGGAGATACAGGATTCCTCCATGCGTCTCCCAACCCGAATCGGGGCCATCGCCAGACGAGGGTCGAACCGTCTCACGATATTTTGGCACCGCAGTCGTAGCCACGGAGCCTCCCGATGAATATGAGCTAGTAACGGCAGTGGACGAAACCACAGCCCGACCAGTGAACGTGGTGCTGCTGGACAGTGCGTTAGAGATAGTGAACGAATACTGTGTTGCGTTTGCAACCTGGCCGCTAATGTTGAATTCAGTAACGGTTGATGAAGAGATAGCCACATTGTCGCCATTCTCAAATCCAGATCGACCAGTCTCGGTAGAGAACCCACCATAGGTGTATGTGATATTCGTTCCGTCTGCTACGGCATTGGTAATCTGTGCGCTCTTCAGGCTAGAGATTTGGAACGTTGAAGACGTTGCCGAGATCACAGTCCCAGTGATATTGAACACCGATGGGCTGACCCCAGTGACGGAGATGGCGTCGCCAACCGAGAACGCGCTTACGTTTACTGGCGCAGAGAGCGACGAATAGGTGTAGACGTTTGTGGTACCAGAGCCAGCAGCAGCGGTAATCGTTGCGCTCTTGCTGATTGCGTCGTACACATCAACGCGAACTGGCCACGTGACCGTGGAAAGATCAACGCTGAACACCGAGCCGCTTACTGGCTGGGTAAAAGCGGTAGCTTGGATTGCCTCTGACTGGTAAACATCGCTGATGGCGTCAATACCACGGTTGATGAGTTCACCGAGTTGGCCATCCGACCACGTGGTCCCGTTCGGGTCACGTAGGGAGAGCCGCAGCGAAGTGAGTAGGCTGGAAAATGTCGTGCTCATGCGATCTTGGCTCCTTTGCCTTTATTCTCGGCTGCCCATTTGAAGGCGTCAGCCCATTCCTTTGCTCGATCTTTGTAGTGATATTCCTTTAGCACACGCTCACGCGCCGCACCTGCGAGTTGTTCTCGTAGATCCTTGCTGCGTGTGAGCTTCTTCATTGCGTCGTACCATTCGCCGCGACCACGGGCAAGCAGCCCGTCCACGCCGTCGCGGACCATCTGGTACGGACCATCGCCACGGAACCGCTCACCAATGAAGGCGGCACCCGTCATGGCGTACTCAAGCCAATGGAGTTCGGACTTGGCCTGGTCAAAGTCATCGCCCATCAGTGGGGCAATGCCGATGTCTGGGTGGGTGTTGGCAAGGGTCTCGCAGAACTTGTTGATGCCCTCAACGTAGCCATACTGCTCTTGAAAGAACTGGGCTACGACTGACTCTGTGCCAGCATTGGTTCCGACAAAGACGCTGTGCAGTTCATTGCGGAGATCCATGACTGCCTTGCCAGCGTATCCGCCAGCAATCTTGTTGCGTGGACCCTCTGGGTACCCAGCGTAGTCTCGGAGTCGAGCGGTGCTGCCGTAGTAGACAACCCGTGGCTTGTCCCCTGCTGGGCGTTCAACCGTTGGCTTGTACAGTTCTGGGTCAATTGCGTTGCGGATGACACGGATGTTGTCATTGAACCGCGCATAGCGCCGAGCGATGGTGTTGGTGGAGGTGGTGACAAGATCAGCACGCTTTGCCATCTGCTCAATCATCTCGTACTCTGGGATCACATCTTTGAGGTAACCGTTCCACGGTCGGATGTTGAAGTGGTCATCGTCCGTCTCGTAGACAATAGCCTTGCCGTGGTTTGCATACTGGAAGGTGGGCCAGAGGAGCCGCGTAATAAGGTCGCGCTCTTTCCAGCCGTGCTCATGCTTCATTGCTTCTGCGTAGGAGAAAGTGACGAATGGACACGCTTCTGTCTTGCAGCAGATCGTGGTGTTGTAGTAGCGTCGGAAGACGACGACATCTGCCCAGTCCACATCGGAAGTGTCAAAGTCCACAAGGCCCTTAGCCATTGCTTCGGGAAGGAGTAGTTTCTCCCCGCCCTCTTTGATCTTCATTCCGACCTTGTTCAGACCGCGATACTCTACGCCGAGCTTCTTGAGTTCTTCGGTAAACTGGTGACCACGGAAGTAGGCACATGGCCCTTCCTCAACGTGTCCCCAAACTAGGACTTTCAGCATATCGACCCTCTTGTGGCTAAGTGCCACCTTGACCCTTTTTGTGGCTCCTAGTGGCTCCTAGGTGCCTCTCCGTTGATTCTAGTGGGACTCCCCCACCCAGTCTAGGACTGAGTGGGGGTATCGGCGTCCCGACCGATTAGACTCCGACCGTGGCCTGGGTCTTGACGACGCGGTAACGGGCGCCTGCCTCATCGAGGAGGAGGGAGCCGAAACGCATCTTGTAACCCAACAGCGCCTTCTGTGCGAGTGGGTCGGTGTGGTCGCCACCAGGGGCTACGAAGTAGCTCTGGAGGGTCTGGCTGTCGCCAATTGCGTAGGCGTCAGGGCCAAGGAACAGAGCGGCGTACACGTTGCCAGCCGAAGCGCCAGCGGTCGTGTAGACCTTGGCGTCCGAAGACACGATGAAACGCACGCCAGCGAACATACCAATCTCGCCCGTGAGCAGGTCGGTGTTGTCCACGTACTTGCGCGACTCAATCCAGCCGTTTACGGCGGTATCGCTAATCAAGTCATACTCCTGTGAAGGATGGATGATTGCGCGATACGTGCCATCAGCAAACTGAGGAACGTTGGAACCCTTGAGTCGAGCAACGATCTGCTTGACGAAGGTGCCGTTAAGAATACCAGCAGCAGCAACTGCGCTGTTGGCGGCGTTCTGGGTCAGTGTACCAGATGCAGTCGCACCAAAGACGGCAGCGGTTGCCGCGTTCGAGTGCAGGTTGTCGCGGACCAGCTGGTCCATCGAGCGAACTGCCTGATACGCCACGCGCTCGGCAGCAATGCTGACGAGATCATGTGGCGAGTCAATGTTGGCAAGGTCCGAAATCGCAATCGTCGAACCGTACTGCGTAGCAGTGAAGTACTCGGATGAAATCGTCAGAGCCTGGTCAACAGGTGGGGCGCCTTCCGTCAGCGGCGTCGTGTTGACCGCGAGGTCAGCATAACGAGCGTAGCGGAGGGTGTTCGTCCCCTTGATAAAGCGAGCTGGGACATACATCCCTGGCATCGCGTGAACAGCACGTGCGCGCAGTTCCTCTAGAGCGCGTGCAGAAACAAGTTCCTGTACGAGATCAGAGAAACCCGACGTGCTGGTAGTTGTGGTAGCCATGAAGCTACTCCTTCCTAATCAGCGAATGGATTACCCAGATTCCTGAGCTTCTCAGAGATGCCCTTAGAATCTGGCTTAGTAATTGGCGCAGCGGTTGCCCGACGCGCATTGTTTGGATCAACGATAGCGGGTGCCGTCTCGACCTGTTCCTTGGATGATGCAGCATCTCGAATGAACTTCTCTAGCGCAGCAGCGCGAGAGGTCTCATCAAGACCACTGGTATCCTTGTTGAACTGGTAAGCGAGAGGGAATTCCCGCGCTAATCGCTCCTCCTTTGCGGACTGCTCGGCAGCAGCGGCCTTTGACTCCAGTTCTCGAATCTTGGCTTGCGCCTTCTCGAACTCCGTCATCTGAGCCTGCTCCTGCTCTGCCTTCCAGCGAGAGAGTTCCTCTGCCTTGGACTTGATATCATCAAGTTCCTTTTTGGCAGCGGTGAGCGCCTGATCCTTGCCTGCTAGACGCTTCTTCCAAGTGGCGACATCACCGTCGTTCTCAGTGGGCACAGTAGCTACCTCTGGGGCAACTACCTCAGCCGACTGGTCCACGACGCTGTTCACGACTTCTTCAGCCACAGCATTTTCTCCTTCTTTACAAACCACCCCAACACAGCGTCAGGGGTTTATTTATTCATTTCCGCGAATGCCAGAGACCGCGTTTTGGATCTCTTCTGGAGTTGGAAGATTAGTTTCAATAAAATCAGTAATGTTCTGGTTGGCTTGCGTAATATCCGAAACGGATTGGGCACCCTCAAGGACAGTTCTGGTTTGACCAAGCACGGTACCTCGACCAAACTGGGATACAACCTCAGTAAGTGTTGGAGCAAGTGCGCCAGGAGTAAGCTCTTCTCCACGCATACCAGGCTGAATGACGCCGCGTCGGAGCCATGCTGGGAGCGAGAAGCCCATCCCGTCTGGGGTTACTGGGAGCAGCGTGGTCAAGAGGTACAGGAGAGCATCGTTCTTAACGATCTCGCTAACCAATCCCCTGTCACTGTTGATTGAAAGGTTTATCTCTTCAACAACCTTGTCCCAAGTGTAGTAGCCAAGTGCTGGCGCATAGACGTTCTTGCCAACTGGCGTCTTGAACATAATCCTAAGCAATCCTGGGATCGCTTTCTGCGTCATGTAGGAGTATGGATATACGCCAAGGAATGGATGGTTGAGACTTCGCTCAAACCAACTTCTGTGACTAGAGAAGTATTGGGCCTTGTCTGCGGCTCGGCTGCCACGGAGCAACGCTGTCTCGTATGCCGCAATAGTTGAGGCAGCGATATCAAGAGCGGCATTGCCGTTGACGCCAACATCCTTGAGGGCTTGCTCGGCAAGGGTGCGTGCCATCTTGCCTTCTGCCTTAACTACTGCCGCAAATCGAATTGGGTCTGCCTGAAGCAGGTAGTCGGCAATAAGCCGTTCGGCAACCTGATCCGCGCTGGTTACTCCGTAGTGAGACGCAAGTTCATCAAGCTTACCTGGAGCCATACGGTTAATGTTGTCAAGGATTTCACGAGCAGCAAACTGGTCGGACATAATGTCTCTGGAGAGTTCCTTTGCCGCCTTGACGCTATCAATGGAGAAGACGTTCCTTACCCCTTCCCTGCTGACAACCCCCTGTGTCGCAGCACGAACGCCACCAGTCTTGAGCAAAAGGATTCTGCTGGCGATTCGCTCCTTGAATGACGGCGATCCCTCAACGGCAGCCACCATGCTCTTTGCTGCTCGTGCGCGCATATTCATCATGCCATCATTGATCTCGCGGTTAACGTTTCGTGGGTCTAGGTGGGCCTTACGAAGGATTCCACCCCTGACATCGGCAAGCCCCTCAATGGCAACTTCCTTGCGAACGTTGTGGACGATATTCATAATGTTTGTTTCTGTTCGCTCAAGTACAAGGTTGAAGAATGGGTTCAATCGACCGAATCGTGCCTCTGGGTAGAGTCGGTCTGTGATCACGGTAATCTCTGGGAAGATGGCCTTGACCCTGCCAGTGAATCCAGAGGTAAGTCCAGCAGAGGAGATGTCGCCAGCAGCAGCGTCTACAATCATCTTGATTGGGCTACTTCCGCTTTCCGCGAGTCTACCATAGGCGTCGCCCATTTCCTCTCGGAAGATCTTCTCGACCTCAACTCGGTCAAGGAAGAGGGCCTTGGGCTGGATGCCCTTTTCGGCAGCGAGAGATGTGACGCGGGACATAATCCTTCGTGAGGCGTTTACCGAAATGCCAGTCTTTGACACCATGCCAGTGACAAATCGCTCAACGATGTTGTTTTTGGTAATCTCTGATCCGTACTCCCTAGTAAGGGAACTCCAGATTCTTCCCAGCTTTGATGGTCGCAGGGCTTCGTTGGCAATGGCTTGGTCAAACGCACCAGTACCCTTGAGGTTAGTGTCTACGTTGTCGATCATGTCCGAGAACGGAGTGAGCACTTCTGCCATCTTCTCTCGACCGTGGTGATCGGTTACAAGAGACTTGACGGTAACCAATCCATCCTCTGGGGCAATTCCAAGACGATATCCCATTGCCAGCAGGCGCTCTTCAACGTTTTTGATTTGAGCAAAGCTCTGGTCTTTGGCTGCTGCCGCAATGATGGCAGTTCTTTCGCTGGTGCTTACTTCTCGGACCGTTCGGTCCTTGATCTTCTCAAGGTATTCAAAGACGCTATCTCGTGTATGCGTTCCGCCCGATCCAGCAAAGACACCGAACTCGTCGTAGTTGGAAACAAGTCCATCTGAAATCTCGTCCAGTTCTTTCTTGGCAGCAGCAACGCCGCTACCCTTAGATCGAACGATTGCCTTTAGTTCCTTGATACGAGCAAGGATTCTCTTGGTGTCGGTCTGGGTAATGCTGCGCGTAGATGTAATAGTAATGCGGGAAAGATCAATCTCCTTGTTGCCGACGCGAAGTACCTTGCCCTTGAGGAGGCTTCTCAGGCTTCCGAGTTCTCGCATCGCCTGTCCAAGGTTGGCGCTTCTGGCAAATGCAAGGACATCCGTCAAGGCCGCAACGTCACCCTGATGCTTGGCAAAGAGGGATCGTGCTAGGTTGGCAGCGTCCGCTTCCTTCATACCAAATCCAGCGGCAAGGTCCTGCGTCAACTCTTGGATGCCGACTGCTGGGTTGCTTGCTGCTGGCACGCGGTCAAGCTTTGCTTCGGAAATAACGCGGATGCCGTCTTCGGTTGCAAGGCGAGCGTCAAGTTCTACCTTGTATTGGGATACTCTGGTAATAAGATCCTTCTGCCTGCGAACCTGAGCGTTGGCAACGAATGTCTGCACCTGATCTCTCTGGTCAATCAACTTGCGACGCAGTTCGTCACCGCGAACCTTTCGTTTTAGATTATCGGCGATATTGGCAAACAGGTCATCTACGACTTTTGTTGGAACATTTAGGTCAATAAGGATCTTGCCAAGGTTGTCGCCCTCTCGACCAGCAGCGGTGGCTAGGATCTGCGCCTTGGTTTTTCCCTCTGAGGTTAGTCGGATAATGTCACTAATGACGTTATCCGAGAAGTCACGGGAAACAGATCCAATGATGGCGGTCTTTGCGCGAACTGCGCCAGACTTGACTGCGTTCATAAAGGTTGCAGCGTGGTTGGTCAAACCCCTATTTGCCAACTCACGACCGCCGATAGCGGTGATGTCGTCAAGGAAACCATCAATGACTCGTGGACGATACGCCCGAAGCGCACCAGTCGCAACTTCCTTAACAATGGTCGAGGTTAGCCTTCTTGCCGAACCATTGACCTGACCAAGCGTGGCCTTGTAGATTCCGCCAGCCCAGTCCCACTTCTGTAGGAATTCAGCCTGAGCACGGTAGCCAGCGGCGATCTCCTTATTTCCTGCCTTAGCCGCACTTTCTGCAAGGCCAAGCAACTTTGATTCCCCCATTGCGTTGAGAAGCATTGCCTCCTTACCGATGGAGGCAAACTTGCCAACTCCAGGGAGAATGATGTTTGCTGGGTCAAGGAGCATCTCGTAGATGAAGTTCATTGCCCCGTTTTCAGAGAAGCCCTTGCCGTCTTTGACAAGCTGCCGAGCGGCATCCTCAATGGAACCACCAGCCTTGATTGAATTGATAGCGGCCTGCGGAGCGTCGCCGAAGATTGTTGTTGCAAAACTTCTGTTGCCGCTTTGGGTCTCTCGGATTCTTGCGCTGGCAACCTGCTCTCCAACAAAACGAAGCGGAGCACCAAGGGCAGTCAGTCCACCTTCAAGTGCTGCGCCAACGATGTCTAGGGGAATGCCAGCAACCTCTGCAAGGTTCTTCTTTCCACCAACATCAACTTGGACACCCTCTAGCGCCCGAACCCCAGTTCCAATTGTTGCGTCAGCAATGGTGCCAACGGCTCCGATTACTGGCTTAGTGACACCGCCAAGGATTGGTAGATTCTCAACGATAGAGACAAGTCCCTTGCCAAGACCAATAATGGCATTGTTGGTATTGCCAATAGAACTCTTGATTGTCCCCGATGGGTCGGCAATGCTTACCGCAATCTTACCAGCGGAGGTGACGGTCTTTTGGGTGTTCTGCTTAAAGAATGGACTGTTCTGGGCAGGAGCTGATCCACCGCCAGACGAACCATTCTTTGGCCCAAGGACTCCGCCCATTACACGCCACCCCGTCTTTCAGGTGGCAGAATTGGAGCAGGTGGTAGAGTTGCCTTAAACGCAGCAGACTCATACTTCTGGGTCATTGGGCTAACCGACGGAACCACTGGTGCTGGGATTGCTGGCTTTGGAATATCAACTGAAAGATCTGGAATACCTGGTCGAACCCCAGTATTGTCTGAAACTACTGGAGCATTAAGCTTCCTAAAGAAACGATCACCAATGGCTGGAGTTTGCTTACCAGCATTTGGGGTGAGGGAAGGAGTTGTGTAATAGAACTGCAACCGCTGCTGCTCCATAGATGGATCTTGGTTGAGGATTGTTCTATTGATATCACTAATCGTATCTAGCGGGCTTTGCACTCCACTAATAAGTCCCTGTGCAAATCCTGCAATTCCAAGACCAACGGCTGCTGGGATTGCTCCGATTCCAGTAAATCCACCGCCGATAAATCCTGCGGCAGCGGCTGCGGCGCCCTGCCCAAGAGCATCAGATCGTGGCTGGGTTGCCTCTGGTGTTCCAGCCTTCCATCGATATCCACCGTTGACGATTTCCAACTTGCTCGCATTGGCAGCAACAAACAGCCACGCCTTCTCTAGGTCGCTATTTCCAGCAAGCCGAGCAATCTCTGCTCGTCCCTCTGGGGTGGTTGCGGCTGGGCTTTCGCTAATCTGCTGAATCTCAATTCCGTCCGCGTCAGCAAGAATGTCAGTTGCAATGTTGGCTCCATCAAGGGCATTGCCCCCAAGGGCAGGTAGAACATTGGCAATGAGACCAGATGCGGTACGCAGATCATCTGGGGAGATAGTTGACTCCGTTTGAGCAATACCAGATCGAATGAGGGCAAGCTCGTTTCTGCTGTTAGCGCCAAACGTTACTGGCGTTTGGGTTGCAAGGCCAACCGTGCTGTAAAGCGGGATTGAACCGTCGCTCTGATTAAAGGTTGCACCATCTGGAAGAACAAATCCAGAAGTAGTGTTTCCATTTAACCCAGCCTCTGGTGTCTCCATAAGTTGCCCCTTGAGATTTGAAATAATTGGCGCAGATCCATTATGTGGGTCGTAAACCCATCCGATCTGAACACCATCTTTATCCGATACTTTGACTCCTTGAACGGAAGTTACGTAAGAAATAATCTGACCGTTGACCCTTCCGAACTCAACAAACTGGTAACTACCAGTTGCCGTTCGTCCAGCAGGTCGACCAGAAACAAACTCAAACTCCTGGGTCTTTGGGTTCCACTGCTGGAATCCATTTCCAGATGTCATTGCGTTAATATTGTTGGTATTCTCCTGAACGGTTGTAAAGTCAAGCGGGATGTTTGCATTGACTGTTCCGCTCAATGTTGGCAATGATCCGTCTGACTGGCCAGTCATTGCGTCATACTCGTTCTGCGCTAATGAAAGGAAGTCCCCAAGCCTTGTGGCATCAAGTTTTCCGTACTTTGAATCCTGACCAGAAAGATACTTTGTCCACTCACTGTTGAGTTCCTGAATCTTTGCAACATTACCCTGCGAAGCTGCAATATCCTTCAGCCATTGAGTGCTCTGGAAATCAAACTGAGCAACTTCACTTAGTGCTCCAGCAGCAACGTTTGCGCCGTACCATTCCTGCGTGTTGTTTGCTCCGCCATTTGATGCAAGCAGATATGCGTCCGCATACCCGCTAGTAAGCCTATCGTTAAAGTAAACATTTAGACTGGAGCTATCGGTAATGCCGAGAGCGGAAAGCGTTGGGAACGCATTTGGGTTTTCGTCCAAAGCCTGACCAAGCATAAGGATAAGTGCTGGGTCATCCGTAACGGCCCCAAGGCTATCCTTGCCGCTGTCAAGAATTTCTGAGATTGAGCGTGGTTTTGTGTCTGGATTAAGCGATAGGGCGACATCAACAACAGCGTCGATTTCGCTAAGTGTGGTGCTAATTCTTTCACCCACAACTGACCCAGAGCCAACGCCACCACCATTGTTTGCCGTTGCCTTAGCAGCAACAACGGTTGTATACAGCACGCTGTCCTTCTTGACCCCAGCCGCAAGGAGCGCGCTCTGGAAGCCGCTTGCCCAGTTAGCATATTGGCTAGCGTTAATGGTTCCAGCAAGCAGTCGGTTGTCCCACTTGGTCTTCTCGGCGTTCCACTCGTAGGTGTAGGCATTTACCAGCGTCTCGTAACGCTTTGGATCTTCTGGGTCCATTTGGGCAATGATCTCTGCGGCCAGCTCTCGGTACTCAGCGGCAGTGATCTCACCGCGACCAAGCGCCTCACCCTGGTATCCAATGTAAGACTTATTGATGTCGCTCATTGCGCTTCTATACGTCTCAAGATCCTGCGGATCGCTTGATTGGTTTGCCCTAGTTTCTAGGAAGTTTACAATCTCGTCGTAGTTTTCCCCGCTACCATTATTGAAGTCGGTAATTAAACTATTGTATTGCTTCTTGATGTCGTAGTTATTCAGCTCAGACTTCTTCTGAACAATGGCCTGGTACTCTAGGCTTCCAGGGGCATAACCAGCATTTGATGCCCAGTTATCGTAGAACGCCTGAATGTCATCGGCAGTCGGAACGGCACCATTGTAGGCAGTTCCAGTTCGATAGGCATTCAGCAGCGCCTGCTCCTCTGCGGAGTTTCGCTCGCGCAGGAGGTTAGTAATTAGCGCGGTAAGGTTCTGTCCACCCGAATTCGGGCTTGTGAAGCGTCCTCGTCGTGCCATTATGCAGGTACCTCATTGGTGCCAGTCGGCGCTGGGAGAAGGTTCTCTTCCCCTGGCGCGGCGGCGTTTGCTGGCAGAGCCTCTGGCGGCAATTGCGCCTGATTCTCTGGCTGGTTTAGGGACTGACTTCCAGGAACACCCTGCTGCATCGTGCGCTGCGCATTGGCAGCCTGCTGCTGGGTAATCATCGCCTGCTCCTGAAGTTGGGCCTGTCCCTGCATCTGCATCTGCTGCATCTGCTGCATGACCTGCGCCATCGTTGCGACGGATGCAGGGTTCAGTGTGGCGTCAGTCTGCTCATCGCGGATGAGGTCCTTCTCGCCAATCGGATCTTCCACGCCCACTCGATCCATGGCACGCTCGGCGCTCCACAGTCGGTTCTGGACTAGGTTGATCGCGGTGCTGGCAAGTTCCAGCGTGTCTCGTGGTGTCAGTTCTGGGGCAACGACATCAATGCGGTATTCGCCGCCAATGATTTCTGCAACAGCTGGGTTCTTGATTTCCCAAATGCGTGCGCACATCTCCCAAACCTGTCGCATCCACTGGTAGAAGACCTTGCGCTTCGGGGCAAGTCGTGCTTCGTAGTTGGCAATCAACGCGGCAATGGCTCGTGACGAACCAAGCACCTGCGCGGGCGCGAGACCAAGGAGCAGGTCGTTCAATCCAGTTGCCACAGCAAGTTCTCGGTCGATACGAGCAATGTACTGCTCAATCTGGAACGATGGGATGAACGGCTGGATGGCACGGAGTTCGTTGCCAGGTCCAGGGGTTGCGACGCGACCTGGCTTTGGTAGCGCGTTTGGCGGTACCTCATCAGGAGCCTCTGGCCCAACGAGCTGCCACATCTGCCCACCAACGATGGACTGAATCATCTGCGCCATAGCGGTGACTCGCTCGTCCTTTTCGCGGAGCAACTGCTCGGCATCGTAGAGTGCTGGCTTACCGTATGGGCTACCAGGGATCTTGCCGTTAGGTAGGTGGACATACGGGATCATTCCCTGATACTCAGGGTGCGAGTCGTTCTTTACCAGCGAGTTGCCAACAAAGATGGCATTGTAGACAAGCGGAGCCTTACCTGGCTTAGTTGGCACCTTGTACCAGTAGTCGTAGACCTCAACCTGCATCTGCTCGTAGGCAGTCTCGCGGCGGAGCGGATTGCGCTCAAAGGTGTTGGACCACACGTTGCCAATTGGGTCTGCGTGCGTGCCACGGGTGGTGTATGGGAAATACTTGTCGCCCTGCTTGACAGGGATGACGTCCACGCCGTAGTCCTCCTGGACCGACTGTGGTGACATTCCGTAGCAGTAGAGCGCCCAGTCTAGGCGATTGAAGTCGCTATCACCGAACCCAAGGTAGAGGTTCTCTGGTCGCTCAATAACGGTGACCTTTGGAAGTTCCGCGACTGGATCCCAGTACACCTTGGCTGCGGTGTGGCCGTAGAGTTCCTTGAGGAGGGCAGCGTGCTCGTGGAGCAGGTCCATCTCATTGGCGTCCCACCAACGGAAGTAAAGCTGCTCGCGCATCTGCGCGGCTTCTCGGTCTTCGGTTGTTGAGCCAGTTGGAACGTAGTTGATGACTGGTCGCACAGCCTGGATAGAGGCTGGGATCTGCACATAGGCGTGGTGGATGTTGACCGAGACGTGCGCTCGACCAGCAAGTCGTGCGCTTGGATCATCTGCCCAGTGGTCGGCACCACCAAGAGTGATGGTCTCTGGGTGGTACAGGTTGTCCATGCGGCGGAAGAGCGAGCGGAGTCGGTTCTGCTCTGGCTCAACCAACTGCTTGCGGCCAAGGATTTCCTGAAGTAGGAGATGCTCTTCGTTCTGGTTCGGATCAATACCCTGACCGCTGAGTGAGGTCTCCAACATCTTGACGGAAGCCTGTTCGCCAAGGGTGAGCTTCTCAAAGTTCGGCTTGATGCGTGAGGAGGCGCGGTTGCGTGCCGTGATGGATGGGTCGTTGATACCAATGCCAGCACCGCCAGCGACTGGTCGGTTAGCCTGACCCTTGACCGAAGCCTGCTTGTTGTTGGTAATATTGGTAAAGATTGGAGCCGTAGCAATTGGCTTGCCGCCAGCAGCCGCTGCAACGATACGCTGACCCTTGGCGAGTTTACGCGCCTTCTCGGTGGCAGAGCCAATAGAGGCAATCTGCTCAGGCGTGGCGATATCAGGGTCAGTCGTGTACTGCGCTGGAATCGCCCGCGTTCCTTCGAACGCTGCGGGGATCTTTCGTACCTTGTCGGCCATCAGTCACTCACTCCAAAATATGTGAACACTGGATCGTTCACGGGCTTCTCTGGGTTTCGCAAAGCGTGTCGCACAGCAATGGCCAGTGCCATCACTGCATCTTGCTCCAGCTTCTTATCATCCAATTTGTAGGTGAGGAGTTGCCTTCGCATCTCATCCCACGCACCGCCAGTTGGCAGTTCGATTTGTCCCTTGTCTAGGACCGCCTTCAAGTCATTAAGGAGTTCCACCTTCTTCGCCTTGGTGCCACCGAAGTCAAACCCTCGGAGGGGGCGGATGATGCTGAACTCCTGTTGAAATAGTCGTCCACCGAGTCCTGTGGAGTCGACGATGGTGGTGCAGTACGCACCGTCCTGTTGGTAGAGGAGATGTCCTTCGCGGACCATGTTCACGACGGCAGAGATACTCTGCTTGCCGCCACGCTTTCTAATCCGCGTGCCGCGAAGGAGTTTTCTGTCAGTAATGTCGAGTGTGATCGCCCACGTTGCGTCATGTGAAATCCCTGGGTCTACACCCTGGACATACTTATGGTGACGTGTCGGGCCTAACTCTTCGACTCCTGATTTGAATACTGCCTGAATGGACTGGGACCAGAAGAATGCGTCCCTAGCCTCAATGAAGAATCCGTCGATGTTCTGTGGGATGAGGTACTCGGCTTGCTGCCGAACGACGTCATCAAAGTTCTCCTGGGTCAACCCGTACCCAATGTTATCACGAGTGGACAATCGGAACGAGATGAACTTGTCGTCGCGGGCTGGGTTGTCGGGGTTCCCCTTCTCCCACAGATCCGCGTATTCGTTGAAGCCTTCGGTCGGCGTTCCAATGAAGTGGAGTGGTCCGCCAGTGGAGAGTCGTCGGAGGTTCAGCACCTCTTGGTAGATCATCAGCAAGTGCGGCTCAAACGCCGCTTCGTCGAAGGAGATGCCGTTCATGTCCTTACCAAGGAGAGCCTTCGCTCGATCCTGCGTGGTGCGGAAGTGGATGCTTGCCCCACCGACAATGGGATTGAACTTGATCCACGGATACTCACCGCGATACTTCTTGGTGGTCTCTACGATCTTACCAAGTTCTGTGACCATTGGGCAACCACGACCTTTTTGGGCGGGGTGCTGGCCAGTGAGGATGGTTTCAATCTCTCGGAAGACTAGCTCTGCGGTCTCCTGCTGAATACCAATGTGGAACCATTCATAGGGAGAATCTAGCCATTCAAGGTGGGACTTGGAATCACCATATTTCGGGTTTGGAAGTCCCAGTTTGTACAAGGCGTGGTGGAAACAGACCACCGCCATTGCCATCGTTTTACCCGCACGGTTCCCAGCGGATACAACTGTTGTGATGTATTTCGGTCGGTACCCAGACTCATCGCGCTCGGAGCAGGACTTCCACCATGCAACCTGTCCAGGATTGCCCTGGATGCCAAGCCACCTGCGAGCAAAGAACTCGATGTCAGAGCGACCACGAGCCAGATCGACCGCAACTTCATTGGCTAGTTGCTTCAAGCCTTGTTGCGCTTGCTGATCGCGGCTGCCTTTGCACGGGCATCCGTCTTGCTGCTGGCGCCCCAAGCCTGAAGGCTAAGGAGCAAGCGCGTCGGTCGACCTTTCTCGTCGCGCTCAGGACCAGGCATACCGCCCATACGGGCGAGGAAAGAGGCTCGTCGCGGATTATCTCCGCTCTTGACTGGAGCCTTCAGAGTTCCGCCAGTCTGCGCCTTGTAGGACGCACGACCCTTGGCATTCAATCCGCCCTGCGGATTCTTGCCTTCTTTGCGTTGCCATGCAGCACTCTTGGGCATTACTTCACCTCATTGTGGGAATATAGGACTTTGGGTAGGAACTCAATCTTGCCGCCAAGTGCGGCCAATCGATTGATGAAGGTTCCGTCCGCTTCGTAGTGGCGGTCGGTGTAGCCAGCCCTGCGAGCGTAGCTGGTCTTGGCAATGTAGTTGCCAGAAGTGGATTGCCCAAGAGCAAAGGACGGGGTGTGGTTCTTGCTCCAGCCGCAGTATAGCACATCTGCGCCGCCTGATGCAGATTCCATCATTTCTTGGATGAAGGTCTGGTCGTAGGAGTCGTCGTGGTTGAACCACGCGGTGTATTCAGATGTCGCCAGGTCAAGCCCCTTGGCCCTCTTGTCGTGACCCCAATCGTTGAGGTTGGGTTCTTCGTAGAACCTGACCCACGGAAACCGCTGCCAAACGCCCTCAAGATCGATCTCAGAGCAGAGGGCAATGATCTCATCGGGCTTTTGGGTTTGCTTTCCCAGTAGCTCCAGGATACGAACAAGGTTCTCCGAGTCCGCATGAGCAGTTACCACGACGGTGATGCTCGCCATTGATTCTCCCTATAATGTCGCTGGTGGAGATACCAGCGGTATATGGAATGTACAGCATTGAGATATCTTTGGTGTCTAGCCAATGCTGGCTGATGTTGAGTTGGGTCAGAAGGCTATTGCCAGTCCAGTCATCGCCGTGGGCAATGTACTTGATTGTACAATCACGCGGCATTGCGTCAATGGTGACCCAACTGTCTTCGTTGCCGATGTTGACAACAACCTTGTCCACAAATCGACACGCACCCAACGCATCGTAGCGTTCTGCAAGAGAGAGGATTGGTCGCCGCTTATACCGAGCAGCAAACTGGTCTGTGTTGAGGGCAACGATTACCTTGCCGTACTCCGCGCACTTGCTGAGGAAGTTGATGTGTCCAGAGTGGAAGAGATCAAATGTTCCACCGACATAGACCCACTTGTCGGGCATTACTTCTTCTTCTGAACGCCGTAGTCTGTGGAGCTTGGATCAAGCGCCTTCACGATAACCTGGAGCGCCGAAGCGAGTCCAGCGGAGAGCACCAGACGGAAATCTCCCCCGTTGATGTCTAGGAGCGGAATGCCCAATCCAAGGGCAACCGAGATGCTGACGGTCAGGAATGTCCGAACCGCGTCAAGAATCATCTCGTCAATCTTGCTGTTGTCTGCGATGTACTTAAACCATGCGCCAATCTTACCCACGGTGGTCTTCTCCTTCTTGGCGGCCTCAGCCGCGCTTCCTGCCAGAGCCAGACCCTTTGCTCCGATTGATGCCCAGTCGACCTTTTCCAGGGCTTTTACCGCAACATCCAACTGGGATGGTGTCTTAGTACCAGATTCTACTTTCGGAGCCTCTACGGGCTTCCTAGGTGCCTCTACGTTGATTGTGGGGGCTACCTGCGCGACCACTGGAGCAGGAGCGGCGACCTTGCCTGGGTGCGTCACGATGAGCAAACACTTGTAATCGACTGCCACCTTCTTCGCCTTGACCTTGCTGTTGGCAATCTGCTTGAGCTGCTCTTCGGTAACTGGTACGCCAAACTTCTCGGCGGCAACCTTCTCGTCACGAGTAGGACACGCCCACTGCCATCCGTGGTCTTCGCACCAGCCTGCGGAAGTCATATGACCATAGCCATCAGTAATCTTCTTGGCGTCTTTCTTGGTCCAGTAGCGTCGCCAACCGTCGTGCCACTTGCTAATCGCTACGCCTGCTGGGTAGCCGACTGGCTGCTGCACCCACACCATCAGTGCGGCACCAGCCTTGGCAGCGGCAACGGCGTCAGCCCACGACTTTGCGTAGCGTGCCTTGCCGCCGAGGACGGCGATGGTCTGCGCGGCTTCCTTGAGTGAGCCGCCAGCATCGCTGACGCCTTGCTTATCCTTGCGGCCAGTCGCCTTCTCAAACGCGGCAACGCCCTGGGCAGCGGTGTAGTCCACCGTGTAGCCAGAAGCCCACGAGACTGCGGCAGCGCACGATGACCAGGTGCAGTCATCCAGCACCTGCTTGGCGCCCTTCTGCTGTGCCTCAGCGTCAGCGTAGAGTTGCGACTTGACCCGATACTGCATTCGTTAATCCTTCCAGCGTAGTGGTCCCGTCAAGAACCATACTAGTGTCAACCCCGTGAAGATTGATGCCATTGTGTCTCGTGTTGCCCCTTCTGGTAGCACCACGACTGCGAAGAGAAGTCCGAGGATCGTCCAAGACCCACCGACTAGATCGTTAATAATTCTTGTAATCACTTCTTATTTCTCCCTGTGTTGGAGGCTACGACAGCAGCCGCTGCTGCTTGGGCTACCTGGCCTACGATGATTGCCACCGCAACTGGTTGAGCCTGCTTCTTCTCCTCGACCGAGAGATCTTTGCCTAGGGTGGTCACCGCAGTGACCGCTTCCCCAATGCTTTCTGAGATTGCTGCGACTGCCTCGCCGACGGCTTCCGCTACTGCGTCCGCTGGCCCATCAGGAGCCACGCTAGGGCTTGGAACTGGTTCAGGACTCGGAGTGACTTCTTCGCTTGGACTCGCGCTTGGAGTCGGCGTTCCACTTTGTTCTGGACTAGGATCTGGAGTTCGCGTTGGAGTTGGTGATGGTCGCTCACTTGGAGCTACAGTTGGAGTTGGGGTAGGCTCTGGCGTAGGCTCTGGAGTTGGCTGTGGCGTTGGCTCAGGCGTCGGAGTAGGAGTCGGTTCTGGCGTAGGACTTGGCGTCGGTTCTTCAGTCGGAGTCGGAGTCGGCTCTGGTGTTGGCTCTGGCGTCGGCTCAGGCGTCGGGCTGGGTGTAGGCTCTGGTGTCGGCTCAAGGCTAGGCTCCACACTCGCGCTCGGAGTTGGGTTCGGTTCCCACGGAATCGGATCCCATGGTCGATTTGGCAAGCACAGCCTCACCCACAGTTCGTCGGCTGGCTCGTCCGCCCACCAGAATGGACCCCATAGTTTCCACTCCCCCGTGTACGGATTCGTTCCCCCGCACCAGATTTCCTGCTGGTCTGCACGTGCAATTTTTGGAAGAACAAGGCTTACTGCGACTAGAAGTACCAATAGGGCTGCGGAACGCAATCATGACTCCGATTCTCCGACCCCTAATGGCTTGATTTCTGTCGCTTCAATAATCTGGTAGGTAGCGCCGCCGCCCAAGATGCCCGCTAGTTGCAGTGCAACCTCTCGATCTGCGCCCTTTTCCTGGCGTCGGTCGATCATTTCCTGTGCGCGAAGGCCCTCTGCGAGCGATGGGGTCAAATCCCCGTCCTGCACCGCGCTGTGTACGTAGTCTCGCACCAGCATTGCCAGGTCGCCCGTTGCCTTGATGGTCTTCTTCTGCTTCTGTAGGTGCTTTACTGCGGAGATACGCTTGTGTTCGTGGTCTTCGGTAAGGTGGTCACGCTTGTGCTTGCCAAGGGTGATGCGGGAGATGTAGTGACCAGCGTCTGCAAGCCACTTGGAGAGCTGCACATCGGACATTCCGTCGCGCATCTTCTTGTTGATGGCCTCAACCAGAGGGCTTCGGCAGACGTGGCAGCCCGTCAGGACTGGCGCGAGGTCAGTCACGGTTATCTTGACTTTACTTCGTCAGTCAGCGCGACAAGCGCGTCAGTTCTAGTTGCGCCAGTGCCTGTGACGAGTGGCTCGCCGAAGATGTTGTCTGAAGCCTGGGCAGTCCACACGCCATCAATCTGGTCGAGCAGCGTGACCTGCCAGCCGTGGACGGCAGCCGCAGCAGCCGCGTTGTTGAGTGCCTGAAGTTCAGCGTCCATCACGCACCAATCCTTCCGACGCTTAGTGATGGATACACGCCTGTCACAGAGACTGTGTTAAGTGCTCCGCCTGACTGCTGCAGCGCGAATACTTCCACATAGTCGTTGACGGCAAGATACACATTGGTTGAAGCGCTTAGGATTGTTGTGGCTCCAGAAAGTGCGGCTACCTGCACTCCGCCACGGTCTGATCCGTTGACATAGATTTGCACGAGCCGACGACCTGTTGCGTTTGACGCAAAGCCGACATTGGCGCTAATCGTATAGAAGCCAGCCTGCCCAATGGTGATTCGATCGTTTGCGTTATCAAACCAGCTCTTTGGGTCGTAGGAGTCAGTGGTGGGCGTGGCGCTGGCAGTGTCAAATGTCAGTTTAGTTGCAGTGTTGTTGGTCAGCGACTGTGTTGCTGTGTATGAGATTCGCGCCACCCACAGCGAATTAGTTCCATTGATATCCAAATTATTAAACGATACGTTGCTTGATGTAGCAACCGCTTGGCCAATGGAGACAGTCTTTGCTGCTGCGTTAGCATCTGCGCCAGTAACGGTAACGCCAGTACCAGCGGCAAGGGTAGCGACGAAGTTTCCGCTGGTAATGCTGCTTGTAGCGTGGGTGTGGACGCTAGAGGCGTAGCTTGCGCTCAATCCAACCGTAACGATGCCAGCGGTGTCGGTTGAGGCGGTAATTGGGGCAGTACCGTTGACGGCGGTGACGTAGGTTCCAGCAGGCTGGTAGGCGTGGGTGTGGGTGGAAAGGCTGACGGATGTACCGCCATTCGTCAGTGATCCAACTACCTCTAGTGCGTCATCCGTCTTGAGTGCGTTGGCCGATACTCGGTAGAGGTTAGCGTCTTCACCAAACGTGATGCCGTCGTCTACGAGTGTTGGGTAGGTATGCGATGAGTTTACCCCAAGGCCGCGTGCGCGAAGGCCCTGCATGGTTGGACCAGACTGCTGAAGGACCTCAATCGCGTTCTTTGATCGAAGGTGCAAGTGGTCGTCTGTGGCATTGACCGTAATGGAGCCATAGGCCGTTCCCTTGGCAACGATGATCTCGCCAAATCCAACGGTGCTCGTGGTCGTTGCTGATGAGACAAGCAACTGCCCACTCATCGTGTCCCCACCGACGTTTACATAGTCAGCGTCATGAAGGTGGGTGGAGGTTGAATACGATGCCGTAATGGATACGGTCGAGATACCAGCAGAGTTCGTCGACGCTGCGATTGGAGCAGTGCCGTTAATGGCAGTAATGTAGGTACCAGCCGTCTGGTAGTTAGCGTTAAGGCTAATTGTTGATGTTCCACCAGATGTTGCAACTGACATCGGAGATGTGCCAATAATCGTTGGCGCACCAGGAAACCCAGTCGCCGTACCAGTGAGGACAATATCCCCAACGGTAAGGGTAGATACTTGGATGTTCCCCGTCGTCGGGGTTTCGGTAATGACAATCGAACCATCGGAGATCTGCAACGCCCAGTCCACAAGGAACTCCTCATGGAACGCATCTGGGAACGTGTGGGTAGAACCAGCCGCTCCGACGAAATCATTGTTTCGCCAGCGGGTGTTGATTACCTTGGTTGAGGTAAAGCGGGACAAGAGCTAATACTTCCTTTTTCCAATTTTTCTCAACTCTTTACCAATACCCCTAAGAGATGGCTCTGAACGACCAGCCTTGCCAAAGATCTTTGCTACTGCTTTATAGGCTTGCTTCTTTGATCTTTCGTCTATGGCATTAGTCCATAGGTTTTCTCCGCCAAGACGTACCGCATTCATAATGCCACTGCTATTTGGGTCGCCAGTTCCCTTGACCTTAAGAACCTCTTTGACGATAGAGGATTCCATGCTCTTTGCACCAGCTGACTTTGGAAATTTGGCAGCAAGCATAAACTTCCCAGCAGCATCCAGTGCTGCCTTCTCCTCATCAATAAATCCGCTCATCTTTGAGAGTTTGGCTGCGCTCTTTCCAGCAATGCCGCCGAGGATCTTAAATGGAGATACCGCCATGGCAAGGCCAGCGGGATCAACGGAGAGCTTATTACCACGAAGGCTGACGATTCCTTGGGTGAGGACCTCACCAGCCTGCTTTGGGGTAATGCTTTTCACGCCAGAGGCAGAGCCAGTCAACGGCTTACCTGTCTTCATGGCGTAGCGAATCTCTTCGGCTTTGCTAATCTTTCGACGAGCCGCCCCCGATGTCCGATTCATTTCTTTTGCCACGATTACTTGCCCTTCGCGGTCTTGGCAGACTGCTTGAATGCCTTGGCGGTAGGGGCGCCCTTGCTGCCTGGCTTTCGCATCTTCTCGCCAGATCCAGCTTCGATACGCTTGCGCTTGGCGTTGATGTTTGCATACAGACCCGTTTCGGCCTTCTTTGCCGCAGCCTTACCAGCCTTTGTATACGGGAACTTCTTCCCACCGACCATTGGCATTAGTCTTCTCCTAAACTCGGCATCGGCAAGAGCCGAGCCAGCGGGACGGAAAGCGAGTCAGCCGCTCGCTCCGTTTCAACATCCCATACGTGGCTGAGGATGCTATGGGCCGCCGATCCCAGCGACTCTTCCAACGCCTCAACAAGGCGCTCCACCCCTGCCTGGTGTAGGTGGATCAGTTCGTGCGCTACCACCCGTCGGATCTCGTCCTTCTTCTGCTTCCAGAGATCTGGAGAGAAGCGGATGGTAGCGTTATACAGGTTCGTGCTGACTTCTACGTCAGCCCAGGAATCGTCAGGCGGAGCGCCAGCTCCTACCGTGATGGTCCAATGTCCCAATCCGAGGATGTCCTTGCAGCGATTGACGTAGTGCGTGATCGCCTTGGACATTCGACCCCCTCTGAATCGGTAGCGTTGTAACTATTAGTACGCCTTCTTCTTCGCGCCCGTCTTGCGGGTGCCTGAACCACGGTTCAACTGGGTTTCGCTCACAACATAGTTGGCGCTATTATTCTGACCAGAACGCTTGAGTACCGACTCGCGTCGACCGCCCTCTCCCAGGGTGGTGATGGTTCGATTGTGATATGGGAATGTCTCAAGGCCACCAGTTCTTGGGTTAATATACGGACTGTTTGTGTTCGTGTAAGATGTAATCGTGTTGCCCTTCTTTTCGGAATACACGCGGGAGTTCTTCCCTGCCGCTCCTGGACGACCACCACCAATCTCTAGTGGGACCATCTTGAACCTGCTTCCGTCAGCGTAGATTACATCCTGGCTTCCCGAACGTACTCGATCCTTCTTATTGGTCGTCTTGTCCGTTCCCTTGTAGATTGAGGCCCGACCTCGCTGTGTCTGCTTCCCGATTGGTGCTGGGGTCTTCTTCCCCATAGAAATCTTGCCCTTTGGCATTTTTAACTCCTTGGGTTTCCCCATTCTTAATCTGGCCTAGCGGCCAGAGCGAACTCTATTGAGTGAGAGACCGTTCTTACGGAGGGTGAGTTCGTTGCCCCCTCTGTGTCTCCCCCATATAACCAGAAAAACGGGGGGTTTATGTCAAAAATAACATCATTAAGATGTCTTAATCTTTATGAGGGAGGCTGTCGAGCACAACTTAACAGAGCTGCGTTAACAAATAGGGGTGAAAGCCTAGTCAAAAGGGGGGTGGCCTTATCAGAAGGGGTGTTCATTGCGGGGTTGGGTGTTCCTACACAAACCGAACGCATGTTCTAAAACGCTACGGGGGGAGGGGGGTGGCATAAATCGTGCCAACCTACGACAAGCGCCCTTGTCGGCCAGCGACAAGCGGCCTTGTCGAGGGGGGGAGGGGGGCAGGGTAGGCGATACCCCCTACCCGTTGCAGGGCTACCCCCTACCCGTACCCGATACCCTAGCCCGTAGGCCTACCCCGTACCCGTGCAGGGGCTACCCCCGCAAGCTACCCCCGCCGATAGGCCGCCTAGCCGTACACCGCCCCCCGCGCAACGCTACGCCCCGCGATACCCTCGCCGCCATGATCGCATTACCCTCGACGCTATCGCCCCGCTACGTCGCCCCTAGCCCCCTATTGGAATAGAACGCCCGTTCTATTCTGGATTGTTGCGGAATCTTATCCTTTGCCCCTATTGTCGATCCCGTGCAGGGGGTGTAGGCTAGGGGTAGGCGGGGGCTATCCTCGCCACAATCGAAGGGGGTAATCATGGCCACGGGGATACCCGATACGCGGGGGCAATACCCTAGCCCGCTCGAGGCGAAGCGGCAACGCGAGGCGTGCGGACTATGCAACGCGCTGCAGCATCGCCAAGGGCGCTTCATCGAGGCGCTAGCGGTAGCCCGCGAAGCGGTAAACGCGGCGGGCGCCGCGCTTGCGATGATCGAGGCCCGCGCGGGCGAGCTCGAAGCGGCGGCGCTTGCGCATGGTAGCGGCGAAGCGTGCAACGCATGAGGGGGCGGCCTATCGTATCGCTCCGCACGCTTGCGGAGCATCGAGCGGCGGAGCGCCGCGCCCGTATGATCCGCCGCCTACTATGCGCGGCGCTCATTATCGGGGCGATCGGGGCGCTGGTGATCCCGTGCGATCCCCTTGCGGGATACGCGTGCTAGGGGTACAATCGAAGGGGGCGGGAGAATCCCGCCCCGATAGCATGAGGGGAGAATAGAATCATGAGCATGAGCAAGAAGGACTACGTGAAGCTAGCCGATACGCTAGGGCGGGCGGTAGCGGTAGAATCCATCGAGGGGGGCGGCGAGGGTATCCGCGCGGCGGGGGCGGCCTATCGGGTAGCCCTAGCGGTAGCCGATACCCTGCACGATAGCGGCGCTACGTTCGACGGGGGGCGTTTCCTCGACGCGGTAGCGGTAGCCGCTAGCCGCGCCCGTAGCGCCCTAGCCGATAGCGGCGGGGGATCATACGGGGCGGGGCGGGCGATCGACGACGCGCTCGCGCAACGCCGCACGGCTAGCCGATTCTAGGGGCTACAATCGAAGGGCGGGGGGCGGGAGAATCCCGCCCCCTTAGCCGATAGCATGAGGGGAGAATAGGATTATGAGCTTGCAGGATACGCTCGACGCTAGGGCGCTCGACGACATGAGGGCGATCGAGAAGCTATACGGGATCATGCTCGACGCGATGAAGCGCGGCAACGCGCTACACGCGGCAACGGCGCGGCGCTTACGGCGCGAAGCTCGCACGGCGGCGGCATCGCGGGGGCATCGCATGGCGCGATTCTCGCCCCTGCTACCATCGACGGGGCTAGGCGGCTATTCCGATGCGGCGTGCACGGCGTGCGGCGCGGCGGTGAGAATCGAAACGGCGCCCGCGCCTAATAGCATCGACATAGGCGGCGAGGCCGTCGCCGTATCCTGCACGGGGCGGGCATCATGAGCACGGGCGAAGCTATCCGCACGCAAGCGCGGGCGGCGGCTAATAGGCTACTAGTAGCGCGGCGCGATGGCGGCGAGGCCGCCGCTATCGAGGCGATACGGCGCGAGGCGGCAACGTTGCCGCTAGAATCGCGGCGGGGATTCTTGCAGGGCGTAGCCTATGCAAGCTTCTTGCCCGCCGATTATGTCGACACCTACGGCGCGAGGGCGGGAGAATCCCGCCCCGTAGCCGATAGCACGAAGGGGGCGCGATCATGAGCAGGGGCTATACAATCGACGCGGCGCGGGTAGCCGCCGAAGCTTCACGGCTAGGCGGCACGCATTGCGCGATCATCACGCGCTACTACGGCGCGACAAATACACGCGGGGCGCGGATTGTCGCCCGCCTAGCGGGGGAGGGTAAACGCCCTCGCGTATCGATCGGCTACCCGTATGAGCTCGACGATCTAGGCCGCCACACGGCGGCGGCGCTCGCCCTGCTCGATAGTATGCGGCACGAGGGCGACGCGTACGCGCCCGCCCTAGTATCGGCGGGAGCTATCGAGGGCGGCTACGCGTTCACAATCGCAACGGCGCCCGCCTACTAGGGGGCGGCACGGCTACGGGGGGCGGGCATGAGCTCGCCCCCCTATTGACACCCCGCGCCGCTAGGCGTAGGGTATGGCGTAGGGCGGGGAGAATCCCCGCCAGAATCGAAGGGGGTAATCATGAGCAGGATCGAGCTCACCATCACCCGCACGGCGGGCGTAAACGGCGGCGGCTATCGGATCGCCGCGATGGTAGGCGGCGCGTATGTGTCGCGGCTATTCTTGGGCTATACACGGCGCGAGGCCGTGCGGCTATTCCGCGAGGCGGTACGGGCAGGGGGTGTAGCATGAGGGCGGCGTGGATTGTACGCCGCCACAAGGCGGGCGGCGATCATGACACCGTGCACGCAACTTATGAAGAAGCTAAGCGCGTCGAGCGCGAGGCGATCATGGCGGCGCGTAATGGGCACGGCCTCGCCTACCGCATCACGCTATTTCGAGCGTCGTACGGGAGGGGCGTAGCATGAGCGCGGGCTATACGGCGACGTATAACCGCGCCCATACGGGTAAAGCTTGGGCGATCGCGGGCTATACGCTCGACGGCGGCGGGCTATGCACGGCGTGCGCGGATAGCCGCTACGATGCGGCGACGCTATCGGGCGAGGCGGGCGGGGATAATAGCCCCGTGCCGATTTTCGACGGCGAAGCTTCGGATTATCGGGATAACTCCGATCATCGCGGCGGGTGTGGCCTATCGTGCGACACCTGCGGCGGTATAATCGTGGCGGCGTGCGATCCATGCCGCGATAGTATCGAGGGGGTGTAGATCATGGCGGATAGAATCACACAGCGCGACATCGACGGGGCGCTGCGCGGTCTAAATCTATGGGCAGGGCTAGAACCGCACGAGGCTGATGGTACGGCGTACCGCTACGGCGAGGGCGGCGCGGGCGCGTGGATTATCGGGCGCTATTACGTCATGGGGGCGTATGGCGGCTGGCAGCTCGTGCAGGTGATCAATGAGCACGGCGGCGTGCGTGCGGTATCGGGCGGCTACGTATCGAGGCGGGAGCTCCTCGCCGTGATCCGCGCCTACCGCGAGGGTATGGCGGCGGGGCGGGAGGCGGATCGCTACGCCGTCGCTACCCTACGTGCAAGCGTCGAGGCGGCGCGTGCATAATCGGGCGGTGTGGGCGGCCTATGGTATGGCCGCCCTCATCGTTGCGTGCATCATGCTGAGCTACGTCGACGGCGTGCGGGGGGCTGAGGAGCCTCCCCGCACGCCGCACGGCGTACCTATGTCTGGCGTTGCTACGTGGTACGGCGCACGATGCCCGCAAGGGGTGTCGGTGTATGGGCGTACCGATACCTGCACGCCCTACAAGAGCGTTGAGCAGGGCGGTCGAGGCGGCGAGCTTGTGCTCTATGCCGCCGTCGGCACGTTCACCTACTACGCCAAGCCGTACCGCGTGCGGGTGTGTGTACGGGGTGGCACAACTTGTGTCATCGCCGTCGTGCGCGATTATTGCCACGGCGCATGGAAGGCCTTGCGGAAGCCGTGGACTAGCGCGAGCCGCGTCATAGATTTGAGTCCGCATCTCTGGGTCGCCCTTGGGGTTCCGCTCTCGCGTGGCATCATGTACGTCGAGGTGAGCGAGTTGGGAGGTGTACGGCGGGGGTATTGACAAATCTATGGGGGGTATTCTAAGGTAATGCAGTTGGCGCTTGCCAACATAGTAAGAGAGGGGAATAACATGAACAAGGAATCTATTATCGCCTACGGGATCGCCGTAGCAGGGGGTCTGGCGTGGCTCTGGTTTAGCGGCAGCCTACAAGAGGCCGTCGTTGCGCTCTTTGCCACGATTGGCTTGGTGGTTGTTGTCTGGCACGCCATTGACACGATTGACGGCGTAGCCCGTAATCATTACGCGCCAAAGAAGAAGGGGGAATAACATGGCACAGACAGGTAAAGAGCTTCGTAGGCAGATGATCTACGACGCGGCTAAGGACTACCAAGATTGGAATAATCGACGGCGTTTCTGGCGACGGGTGTCAATCACCTGCGCGGCACTGGCCGTCTTCTTTGCAGGCGTAGCAGTAGGGGGTGCGATCTCATGAGCGCATCAGCAGAGGTCTACATCACGATCGACGCATCGCAGAAGGATAAGTGGGAAGACATTGAGTTGAGGGTATCCGAAACCCTTGACGAGTTTGGGTTCTTCACAAAGCAGAACGAGCACTACAAGGTTGGCAGATACCACTCAGGCATGATCATTGAGTGCAAGGGATACAGCGTTTTGTGGAGCACACTAGAAGAGGGGTGGGCGGAGAAACTTATCCGAGAGGTTCACGCCATAGACGAAACGACAGACATGGAGGTGTATGTCTACAACCTCGACCGAGAGGCTGATGTGTGCGTCTCTTCTCGATACCTATTCAGCGAGAAGTATTCTGAGAAGGCACACGCATGACTGACCAGCTTACCTGCGATTGGTGCGGTGCTCCGATTGAGATTCGAGAGCCGTACTCACCGCTAGATTGGGGAAACTTTCACGTCGGTAAGTGCGTGGAAGAAGCAGCAGCAGATGCGGCTATCTCAACACACGAGGAGATCGGTGTTGAGGCCGCAAGAGAGGAAGGGAAACTATGAGCGAGGTAATAAGCGGCAAGAACCTCACGACGATTGTCCTGACGGAAAGCGAAAGGCTGAACTTGGTGAGTTGCCTTTTCATCATCGCAGAGCAAGCGAAGCGTGGCAGCTTCGAGGAGAAGTTGTGCTACAAACTAAGCGATTTGTTTGAGGCTTTAGGAGCAAAGGAGGGGAAACTATGAGCACGATGGTCTGGTGTAAAGAGTGCAATAGAAACGAGGTGGTCTGCGAGTGTGTAGACAATCCCGTTCGGGATAATGCGTGCTACGAGTTAGAGCAATCAGAAAACTGCGAACACCCACAGGAGGGGAAACTATGAAGCTCACAACAGCGTACCGATGCCACAACTGCGGCAAGATGTTTGAGGCCGCAGCCTATTACCCAGCCGACGCAACGCCGCGCTGCCCCGATGAGGAGCAGCACGACAACCGCGTCAGCACCGAGGCCTTGCTTGAGAAGATCAAGAAGTCGATGGGAAGATTCTTCACCATCGTCTTCACCAAGCGCAGCACGGGCGAGAAGCGCACGATGACCTGCCGCTTGGGGGTCAAGAAGCACCTCAAGGGTGGAGCACGAGCGTATGATCCTGAGTCCATGAACCTCATGATCGTCTGGGAGCCACGCTCGGCTATGTATAAGTCAATCCCAACAGACGCGATTGTCGAAGCGAAGATCGCGGGAAAGGTGTATCAGGTGGTCAAGTGAGCGGCGACTTTGATGACTTCATTATCGTGAGCAGCAGCAACAAGAAGGTAGCTGCCGATGTCAAGAAGGCCTTGCGCAAGAAGATTGAGAAGGAGCATAAAGAGTCTGAGCCGCAGGAAGTCTGGGGTAAAGACGAAGGGTACTGCGCTTGGTGCGTAAATCGGAAAGTATCTGATCCAATCTGGGAGGAGGGAACCGATTCTCAGGGTGATCATGTGAAGTATGCCTGCTGCAAGGAGTGCGCCGTTGATCGTGGAGTTATCGAGGAGGAGCGTACCTGCGAGAACACCAAGCACTACCCGAAGTGGAAGCATGAGAACGTCAAGCCTCGACCCTTCAAGTATGGTTGGAACGGCTTTGAGAACGCCTATGAGGAATCGGTAGACCTCTGCGACGATTGCTTTGAGGCTAGCCAACCATGAAAGATGACTTGTGGTTTATGGCGAAGCTGATGATCTTGCTCATTGCGATGGGTATGGCAACAAAGTGAACAATGCCGAGAAGTGCAAAGCGTATTACTACAAGAATAAGGAGAAGCGCCTAGCCCAACTACGCGCCTACCAAGAGCGCAACAGGGAGAAGTATCTTTCCCAAAGGCGGGCTAGGTATCGAGCCAAGACGCGGGCTTGGGAGGATAAGGTTCAGAGCGATGAGCAGAGGGCGATGAAGCTCATCATGGAAGCGGTAAACTCGCCGTATACAAAGGTGAACGACGGCGGCGACCTACACCCGCACGAGAACGACGGCTATTCTGAGGATCAGCCGCCAGAAGGCGTGGTGTGGATTGCCTCTCGACCAAGCGAGATTCTGGTTGGCACGAACAAGTATTCCTACGAGCCGTGGGTGAAAGCCGTCTTAGAGGCGGAGAATCGTGTATACTTACTAGTCCAGAAAGGTCATAAGGCAGCCCGCGCAGTAATCGACCTGCACTACGAAATGGCACTAACGTGCGACGACTGCGGCCTCTGGTCGTCAATCGGGCATCGGTCGCCACGAGACAAGTTCTCCACGGAGTACGAGTCTGGTGCGCTGCTAAGTGCTGAGTCGTGCGATCCGCAAGCGATGCACAAGTTATTTGGCAGGGCGTTTGACCCAGCGTCAGCCTTTGACCGAGAGCACGCCGTTGATTATGGTGAAGATTCATCGCAAGCAAGAAGGGGGAGTAGCAATGCGGCAACCGCCAAGAAGCGTAGAAGCTGAGGTAGGACTCATCGGGTCGTGCCTTATTGACGCAGACGCTGCGTCGTTAGCATCAGACATCACACCATCGGACTTCTCCAAGCCAAGCAACGGCTATGTCTGGAAGGCAATCCTTGCCCTACAGCAGCGTGGCGACGTGCTTGACGTGGTGTCGGTTGGTGAGGAGTTGGCTCGAAGCGGACATCTCGATGATGTCGGCGGCTATGCGTGCCTCTCCGACTTCATGGCAATGACACCGACGAGCGCCAACGCAAGTCAGTACGCCGACTCCGTTCGCACAAAGGCGACGCTACGGCGTATCCTTGCTGCGGCGAGCCGCATCTCGGAGATTGCCTACGCCGACCCAGCCGACGCTAATGAGGCACTCGACAAGGCAGAGGCGGAGATCTATGCCGTCGCTCGCTCCGTCAAGAAGTCTGACTTCGCTGGTATGTCGTCGCTTGTGCAAGATGCAGTGTCTAAGCTGGATTGGATTCGCCACAACAAGGGCAGCGGCAGGGGCGTAGGCTCTGGCCTCGCCGCCCTTGACGAGATGACGGGGGGTTGGCAGCAGTCCGACCTCACCATCTTGGCGGCTCGACCTAGCGTGGGCAAGACGGCAATGGCACTCAACATCGCGCAGCACGCCGCCATCAAGGAAGGCAAGCGGGTGGCGATCTTTTCGTTGGAGATGAGCAAGGATCAGCTGGCTACCCGCCTCATGGCTGGCGTGTCTGGCGTAGACATCTTCCGTATCCGACGCGGCGACGTAGAGGGTATGGACTTGGCTCGCATCGCCACGGCGGTGTACCACCTAGAGACGGCGGCGATCTTCATTGACGACAGCCCTGTCGCCTCGCCCGTAGACCTGCGCTCAAAGGCGCGTCGGCTTGCGGCAGACGGCGGACTTGACCTGATCGTGGTGGACTACCTGCAACTGATGATGCCGACCAAGCAGACGAAGGAGGGCAACCGCGTAGTCGAGACCTCTGACATCAGCCGTGGGCTAAAGGCGATGGCGCGTGAGCTGAACGTTCCAGTCATTGCCCTTTCGCAACTCAGTCGAGCCGCCGAGCATAGAGAAGGAGGCCAGCCACGATTGGCTGACCTCAGAGACTCTGGTGCGATTGAGCAGGATGCGGACTTGGTTATGCTACTCTGGCGACCCAACGGGCAGGAGCATGGTCAGGCACGGGAGCGGGTGAAGTTGTCGCTCGCCAAGCACCGCAATGGCCCGACGGGTGAGATTGATCTGGTCTTCGTCAAGGCGACGACGACCTTTAGTGAAGGAGACTTGTAAGATGTTTGAGGGATTGAAAGCAGACGGATTCGATGACTGCGTAGTGGGGATTGGTCGACAGTTCAACCATGACGTTGTGGTCTACGACCAAGACAAGATCATCAAGAAGTTAGCCGAGGAGTTTGCTGAGAACTGTGAGGATGCCCTTGTTGAGGACTCGGATTGCGACCACTACTCAGAGGCAGAGGAGTACTTCGAGTTCAACATCGTCGGCGCATACGTCGGTGTGAACACGCCTGTCTACATCCGACTTGGCAAACTTGACGATCTTCTATCTGAGGAGTAATATGCAGTAGATCGGGTGGCCCCCCTGCCCGAACTCCGACCCCCATCTGTGGCATGACAGGTGGGGGTCATTCCTTTTCGCAGGCTGGGCAGCTACCAAAGTATTTGCCAGCGTGGTCGTGCATAGCGGAGAGCGGCAGGTCAGAGGGGATCTCTCGACCGACAAGGGTCTCGTAGATGATGCCGTTATCCCGACACCACTGGCGCAGGGACTTACCTTCCGCGATGGCCTTAGCGCGGAATAGTTCCCTGATTTCTTGATCCTGCTCGCTCACGGCGGATTAACTCCAATGCAAGGTGAACCCCGACAGCGGCGATCTGCCGCTCGTGTGGGGATAATAGGGGTAGGACACTACCCATCGTAGCAATCGCGCTCTCCGTGGCCCCTAAATCCCTCTGGAGCGATCCTAGTGCCTGCTCCAGAGAGTCTAGATCAATACCCTGGGCCATCGTTGGGGTTGTCGTAGTCGATCTGAAGATGCGACCACTGCCCATCGATGAGGCTAAGGAGAATCAGCGCGTAGTTGGCTGAGTCAATGAGAGCATCCCGTACCGACGGGTGCTGGAGTTCGGCAAGGGACGCATCGGAGAGGACGACGCGCCCCTTGACTACCGAACCGTTGAGAGCTTTCTTCACGCGACTCATCTTGTCGTCGCTCATGCGGGAGAACACACCTGGTACGCCGAGCGACTCAATGTTCGCTGGGCCGTACTGTCGCTGTCGCTCTACAAGGATGCCCTTGGCTTCGTCGTAGAGGGTAGTAAAGTATTGCTCAAAGTCCTGGGTCTTCGGTGTGTTCTTCATATATCCTCTCCATCCATCTGGCCTTGTTCTTGCCGACAACAAACGACGCAACTGCCATCTTCCTGTTGCACTTCAAGCACTCGTACAATCGAAGGCTATACTCTTGCAACCGATACGGCTTCTTGCGTGATGGCTTGATGTCGCCTTTGCAGGTCAGACATTCAAGTCCAGAGTTCACTTTTTACGGTCAGCGGCAAGGATGGCAATGGTGAACGCCGCCATCGCACCGAAAGGGAACGGGGCAAGCGAGCCAAGCGCGGCAGCAGCTCCGTAAAGCAGCGTGATCCGTGTTGACGGGCTAGTGGCTGGCGAAGTGATGAACTGACGGATTACCTGCGTTGCCGTGTACTCTTCCTTTTCCAATGGTTCAGTCGCCAAGATCAATCTCCTTTACGATTGCATTGGCCGCGTTAGCGGCAATGGATTCCTTGTTTGGCGTGTTCTCTAACGCCGACAAGATAATGGAATAGACCTGAAGCCAGAGCTGAGAGACACTTAGCGCGTCGGGCTTCTTCTTCCTATATGAGACGCTCACTCTTCGTCGAACGCAATCTCATCGCCAACGCGCTTCCACTCCTGGAGCGCCTTGATCGTGTCCATGATGCCAAAGACATTTGCCGACTGATCCTTCTCGCTCACGATAAGGTTCAGGGAGGTTGCCTTTACGATGGCATCAACCTCTGGGATTGATGTGTAGCGAACGGCAATCTCGTGCTCTGGTCGGTAGACATCCGTCGTGGCGTAGACCACGCTGGTATCTTCGTGGGCGATGAAGCCGCGACCCCACCACCACGGAGCGTAGAACACCTTGCCGTCGCCAGCGGTCATCTCCTCAGCAATCGTCTTGCCAAAGAGCGCCGACGCTGGATCAAGGTTGACTGCAAAGATGGTTGCCTTGCCAGATGAGAGCCACATAGCCTTAGACATCTGACGCTGGGCGTGGATGCCGCGCACCGTTCCCTTCTTTGACCAACTCATATTGATCTGTCGGAAGCCAAAGTCCTTGAGGACTTCGGTAAAGAACCCGCGTGCATCCGTATGAACGCTTCCCTTAATGATCGACGGTTCAAAGCTCACTTGTTTCCACCCTTCCAAACCACGCTACAAAGTCGTCAAAATCGACGACCGCCAATGCCCTGCGCCGTGTGCCAGCACCAGGGGAATCTCCCACCACAAGGATAGGCAACTGCCCAGCCTTTGGCTTCAGTTCACGAAGCCACTTATCCAGACGCTCTGGATAGGAGAGGCCAACCTTGCACTGCACCACAAACACGCCAGCCTGCACGTCGTCTTTGCCGCCGTACATCCCAGTGCGTTGTCCGTTCAGTCGAGTGGCGACCTCACGCTCAAAGGCATTGCCGCGCTGACGCGCACGCTTGCCACGAACTGACCGCTCCCTGTTTGCCTCGTCAATGGCTAGGTCTTTCATCTTACCCACGGAGTAACCTCGCTGTCTGTGCTCTGCGACCGTCGCCTAGGTTGACCTTCTCGCCCAACTCTATGGCTCCAGCCTCAAGCAACTGCTTGTTGAGAACCCTGTTCTCAATCGTCTCCCTCAAAAAGAACCAACCTTCTGGTGGCTTGATACCTTCGTCAAGGTAGCGACGAGAGAGGAATGCCCAGACGCGGAACATCTTGGTATCCGCAGCCCAGCAGACATCCTCTTTCTGGATCAACTCTAGGTTGTCATCCAGGAAGCGACCGTCGCGTCTTATCTCTTCGGACATACTCGATGCTGCCAACGCCAACCTGTGCGCCTACCTTCTGGAACCCAGAAGATGAGCTTCACCTTCATTGCGTCGCCTTCTTTCTCAATGTCCGTGGCGCACTCAGAGCAGACAGGACTCAGCCACACTGCGGCCTTCCTCCCCTCTGGCTTTGTTTGCTTCTTTACTGCCACATTGACTCCATCAGTTTCTGTGACGTGCTGTTTTCGTAGAGCCGAATGGCAGCCGTGTTCGCGGAGTTGTCCATGAACTCAGCCACCATTCGGCAGAGGTCTCTTGGGTCAATCTTGCAGAACGAGCAGCCTTCGTTGTGCTGACCCTGAGACTTGAATGTCGAGATACGCGCCAGCGCACAGGTAGCGGCTGCTACTGCGCTCTCTGGCGTGGAGATCACGCCTGCTCCGCAGGAGTCCAGATCAATGGCGAGCAGTCGCGGACGGTGATGTCCTCGTATGACTTGCCATCATAGATGCGAGCGTTGCGCAGCTCGCCCGTAACGTGCAGGTTCGGTCGCTTCTCGTTTGGATTCTTTGCGCGGGCTTCCTGCACCTTGTAGTAAATCTTGTAGAGATGCTCCTGTGTCTTCTTGTCAAAGACGGTGAGCGTCACATAGACATACTTGTTGGCTGGAGCCTCTGGCTTGCCTTCCTTCGGAAGCGCACGCCATGTGGTGTACTCTTCCGTGCTACGGCTGGCGAAGAACTCGATGGCAGTCGTTCCGCTCTGGAACGTCTTCTCCTTCGGCTCCTTCTTGTCAGAAAGCCATACGTCAACTGCGACCTGTGGGCCGCGCTTGTTCTCAGTCATTAGAAATCAAACTCCCCTACTTCAACCTTCTTCGCTGGAGCTGGAGCCACTCGCTCCTGATCCCCAAACAACGCCTTCGCCGCCGACGAAACCTTGTCGGTTGCGATGTCAGCCTCTGGGTCATCACCCGTTGGGATGAGGAAGCCAGTGAGCAGCGCGTACTTCAATGCTCCAGTGGCAGCCTTGTACGCCGCCTTGTCGCCTGAGTCAGCACCCGTGCCGATGGACTGGAACGAGAGGGTCTCCCCCGTCTCGCCATCCGTCAGCGTCCATGTGAAGCGGAGCGTCAGCAGCGCCTGCTTGCCGCTAGGGGTAACCCCTTCGCTGATCACATCAATGTTGGTTGGCGTCATCGAGACGCTCAGCTTTGACAACTGCTCGCGCACCTTGTCGGCAACTGCCGATGCCTGCACGAACTTGTATCCCTGCGCCGAGTTCGTTCCCGTCTTGGCAACGTACCCGACCGCTTCCATAACCTTGGCGATCTTCGCCGCGAGTTTGATTGGCTGCGTCATCCTCTACACTCCTTCAACCACTGGCAGCCCTTGCAGGGCCACTCCGCCTTCATATCCTTCCCCTTGCGGGACGGCAAACGGGGCGGCTTCCGTTCACCAAAGTATTGTAGCACACGAAGAACCCTCATAGCTCTATCGCGCCACGCCCTGTCCAGCGTGAACTCCACAATCTGGAAGTTGTCGGCGGCGACATAGACCACACGGGCTTCGTGCGGGTCACCCGTCTGCAACTCCAAGATATGTGCATAGATGGACGCCTGGATTGCGTGCTCTGGCTTGACGCCCTTGAGGTACTGCATCCCACGGCTGTTGATCGACTTGTACTCCCAGACCTCATTGATGCCATCCTTTCGTAGGACTACCGCGTCGGCGTTGCCAGAGAAATTGTACTCGTCCCAGACTAGCGGCACTTCCTCTCGGAAGGACTCCAGCAGACCGAGCCGCTCGGCTTCCCGCCCAGCTCGGTTAAGGACTTCGGCAACAACGTGGCCGCGCTCAAAGACGCGGTACAGGCTGTCGGGGAATGGGTTGCTTGGCTCTACCTTCTCGGCGTTGTACCATTGCTGGCGGACACACGCCCCAAGGAGTGAGCCGCGCCAACGGCGAGCCGATGGTCGACCGACCTCAGCCTTTGCCTTCAGCGCGACATCAAGAACCTGCGAGACGTTCATTCGCCTAGCAACTTCCTGTACATATCCGTGCGCGTTGGCAGGTAGCCATCGTAGCGGCGCAAGCAGTTATCTACGCGCCAGAGGTTGTCTGGATTGTGTGTCGTCTTCAACTCGCCCTCCCTAATCTCCAAGTTGTACAACGCTCGCGCATTGTCCATGTGGTAATCACGGCGGTCGCCGTCGCCACTACCGTACTCTACACGAACACCGAGCGCATCGCCAACTCGACTGGCTAGGTCATAGACCGTGATGTTCTCGGAGCAGACGTTGAGGATACCACGAACGGCTGGGCTAAGGGCGGCAAGGGCAATGCACCACGCCGCGTCGTCCACGTTAAGGATCGGACGCCGAGCATCCGACGCTGGTTTGATCACGCCGTTGTGGATTGCTTCCCAGACAAAGGCGTTGACCACAAGGTCTCGGCGCATATTGGGCGACTCACCCCAGAGCGTACCAAGGCGCAAGGACACCCACGGGTGGTGCTCCTGCCCCAGCAGCCACGCATCCATCGCCGCCTTGGTGCGACCATAGGCAGAGAGCGGGTTGACTGGCGACAACTCCGTAGATGGTTGGGTTTCACCAGCTCCGTAGACGGATGCCGACGAGATGTAGATGAACTTGCCCGATGGGTTCTCGTGCCAGAACCGCTTCGCCTGGAGCATCGGCTGCTCGTAGTTAGACCACTGCGTGTCTAGGACATTGAGTTCGCCCAGCGGGTCGTTGGAGACAGCAGCCAGCCAGACAATCACATCGTAAGAGCCGAGCGGGTCAAGGTCGACCAGCCGAGCATCCAACCCGTTGCGCTCGCTGTGTGGCACGTGCTCGCCCTTCAGCCCGTTGAGGGTCTCGGTGTACCAGTCCTCATCCAGACCGTGGACGGTGACGCCGCCACGCTTGAGGTGCTTGACGACGAGTGGCCCTAGGTAGCCACGATGTCCAACGATCAGTGCTTTCATCGCTTGATCCTTTCTTCAGCCAACTGGCCTCTGCAATATTCTTCCATAGCAATCATCCAATGTCGGAACGGTAGGAGCCTGCCGTTTACCAACGCACCATGCCTCGGTCGCGTCTTGTCGTTGCGAGCGGAGCCAGTGACCTTCTGCTTATTCTTGCGGAACCTGCGAGCAATCTGAGCAAAGGCTGCCCAGTCCGTCTTGCCGCTGGAGACCAAGTGGTAGATGCCGTTGTACTGCTCGTCGATTGCCAAATCCACCATCGTGCCGACCACATCGGGGAGGTACGTTGGGTTGAAGTGTTGGTCATTCGGTAGGTCTAGTGTGTTTGGACTCATGATCGCAAAGTCAGCGAAGTGTGGCTTGAACGGCGACGGATACAGCCCCCATGGACTGCTGATCCGTGCCACGACACCGTTGTTGGCAAGCACCATCTGCTCACCCTTCCACTTGGTGGTGCCGTAGATGCTAAGTGCTCCCTTGCTCTCGGTGAACTCCGTGAGTGGGCGGCACTCTTCGTTGCGGTCAAACACATAGTCGGTGCTGATGTACACCTGACGGACGTGCTGGCCAATGATCGTTGGCAACACGACGTTCGCCGTGACCGCCGACCCTGGATCTTTCTCGCAGGCAACGATGTCCCGCTGCGCCGCGCAGTTGATGACACTCGTCACCTTGTGCTCCCTGAGCAAGTCGGGTAGGGTTGTTTCCGTGTACAAAACAGAAACGCCCGACTCGCCAATAGGCGCAGCCGAGCGTGAGAAGACAATATGTGGCAGCGCCCGACGGCGCAGCTCTGCAAGAACGTGTTGGGCTACTTGCCCAGTACCTACG